AGCGGTTTTAGTTAATAAGGGCATAAGCACCTAACCTTTCTCGGATGGTGATCCAAGTTTAGTAAAGGTTTTAGAGTGTTTGCGGGATTACGCTAAAAACCTTATCCCAAGCGCTTTTCACAGCTTTAACATCTTTTATAAGATCCGGATCTGCTTCAAAATGCAGCCAATCACCCGGCTCAAAATTGCCAGCTTTCCAAGTGCCTCGATCAACTTTCCAGCTGCGATTGCGATTGTAATCAATCACAAGTTGCACACCTAAAACCTCAGCGTGTTGCAAAACCTTGTTCAAAAACACTTGTGCAAGTTTCTCACCATCAGGTTTACCGCGCCCCTGTTTAACCTGCCAACGGTAAGAAAGATCAACCGCCAAACCCCGCGAGTGATTAGAAACCAAATGTTCTTTTCCTTTGGTTTTCATGTTTCTAATAACCCAGCTGCCGTTATTCCATAAACAACCATCCGCATATTTGACCGCCTGCCTAATCCACTCATCCATGCCAAGCAAAGGCGCTTTAACAACCGGCTGATTTGCGACAATGTAAGGTTTCACAGTTAAACGGTTTCTAGATCGTCAACTATGCCATTGTTGTTTTTGTCGCGGTTTTTAATGCCGTTAGCCGAAACCAAACCTGATAACGCACCTGTCAAAAACACCGAAATAGTGCTTAACAGATCAACTATTTTGCTATCGAGCGGTGATAATTCCTCAGGCATAGACACAAACAACAAACCAAACAACAAACCTACAACCATTAAAACAAATGTGATTGCCATCAATATGCCCACGCTGACAATCAGCCGGGCATGCAATTGATCATTTTCTAATTTCGCACCGGTCAGGCGACCCATATTGGCAAACCTCGCTTATAGATAAATTGCGGACTTTAACGCCGCCTGTTGTGTTTGTTTTACTTGTAGCGCAACCAGCGCACAATGCGATTGTAAGTAACCAGTAGCGCACATTATTGCTCGATGTCAGGCTTGATTGGTGTTGGCGGTGCTACAAATTGATCTAATTGCGCGTCATATGTCCAACCAGCGCTTGCATAGCAACCGCGAAAATTTGCGTGGTAACTGGTCTGCAACCACAAACCGTCTAAACCTAATGACGCTATAAACGCTTGACCGATTGGTTCGCTTTCGGGAAATTCGCCGCCGCCGCAATCGTCGTTTGATACGACAATAACTTGTTGCACGACACCGTTTTCAACTTTTGCAAAATGTGCCATCGTTAAACCTTGAACCTGACATAAACAATTCCGCTACCACCATTGCCACCTGCGTTGCCGCCTGTTGCGCCTGAGCCACCTGCGCCCACCGTAACTGTTGCGTTTGCAGTTAAATAAATTGTTTGTGTAACCGTGCCACCGCCGCCGCCGCCGCCGCCCTGTTGACCGCCGCCCCCGCCGCCACCTGAGTTTGCTGACGCTGCCGAACCTGCCCCACCGACCGAACCGTTCGCACCGCCATTAGTTCCACTACCAGCCGTGCCACCTGCCAAAACACCAGCACCGCCGCCACCACCAATAAGGCTCGAACTGCCACCAATAAAAGTATTCACCTGCACACCCGCACCACCATTACCAGCGACTGAACCGCTTGCATTACCCCCTACGCCGCCTGACCCACCACCACCGCCACCCGGTCGTGCAACATTTGCCGCACTATTACCACCAGCAAAACCGATACCTGACCAAGTCGTAGCACCACCATTTTGTGCCGTTGCTTCTAAACCGCCACCGCCTGCACCCGTGATACCTGCGCCACCTGCCGCACCAACTTGTGTTTGTCCAGCACCACCGATACCTAATTGACCGACACCACTAAAATTGCCGTTACCACTATTTGCCGCAGTCGAACCGCCACCTGACCCGCCACCAAACAACATCACATCAAACAAACCGCTTTTAGTAACAGTTAAGGTGCCTGAACTTGTAAAAGTTAAAAGAGTGTAATTTATGCCGCTGACACTTATTGAACTGCTCGATCCGCCCGTTGCTGTCCCGTAACCTGTGCCACTACCCGCTAAAAAAAAAATTGCTGTGCTAGCACTTGTAAAATACAAAACACCGCCCTGCCATTGAGCCAAAGCCAAACTTCCAGCAGTATTTACAGTGCATGTGCCAGCCGTGATCGTGCAAGTGCCAGCACCAATGTTTTGAATAAACAAAGTGTCGCCCGCAGCAAAAATATTTGTGTTCACTGTGATTGTGGTTGCGCTCGCGTTGCTCATTACAACTCGAGTGCCCTTGTCGGTTGCGGCGAGCGTATATGACGCAGTTTTGTTGCTGACTGTCCAGTTGTAATCATTAGCCTGCAAACTGTCCATCTGTGCGGCAGTTAAAACTTGCCCGGCTGTAAAATCTTGAATTGCCATAAGTGTCCTTTACATTATCCTAAAACATTAAGCGCATCAATGATGCCGTAAATAGCGTCATCCAAAATGAGCTCATAAACCACTGTGGTGGGGCTTGTAAATAGCGTGATCGAGTGCCCAGCATCAAAGCTTAAATAGTGCTCAATGCCTTCAATTGCTAGCTCTTGGGCAAGCTCGGTTGCCCCAATGGTTTTTTCAATAGTAATTGTGTTGCCAATTTCTATTGTTGCCAGCACATCTTTTTGGGCATTTGTGAGCATGTTGAATTGGGTTTCAACGCTTGTGTAACGCGGCTCAGGCTCAGGCACTAGCAAGTATTCTGCAAGCTCAAGCGCTGCAGCATCGTTGTGCAAAAGGCTTTCGCTGATGTTTACCGCTTGCACAAAATAGGTTGCTTGGCTTGCCGCATCATCTGCGGTTTGTGGGCTGTTACTACCGGCAATAGTTACCGTTGCTCGATTAACAACTTGATCCGCTTCAAAACTTATGCCCACCCCATTAAATTTAAAATTTGTGCCATCATCATGAAAATCTGCAACCGATCCGCTGAGCGTGTTGCCTATTCTCGGCTCAAAACGCAGATCACCTGAGCGTGTCATAAACAACCTGCCTTTCTCCGCTTGGTTTATTGGTGAACAATATTGTGAAACATTTGTGCCCTGCGGCACTGTAAACGCAGCTGCGCCGCCAAGAGTAACTGTGCCTGTTTGAATATCGCGTTGAGCTACTGGAAAAGCTACCTCAGGTAGATCTAGCACAGCTTCGAGCCGGGTGCTGGATAATTCCTCGCTTGGGTTGAATTCATCCATGACGGTTTGCGCCAATAAATAGAACTGGTCAGCACAAAAAACCGTTACTGTGTCCAAACCGCCCAACGCAAAATTGTAATCATAATTAATGATGTAGCCGTTAAAAATGTCTTGTGCTGTGTTGGTGGCATCGTAGCGTTGCAGTTTTACGCGCCGCAATGGTGCTAAACCCGGTTGCTGTGTTGTCTCATCCCAATATGGCGAAGTTTCATCAAACGGATTGAAAATGCCTGTGGTGTCGAGCATGGTAAAACTCATTGTGCCGGGCGAAAACTGATCGCCTTGATCTTGTCTGCCGCGCCTTACCGAAACATTTGTGCAACCATCAAGCACCCCAGCAAAATTTGTTGTGCCATCGAGAACATAGGTTGTGTTATCTAAAACACCTGCGGTTGCATCATCAAGCAAAAACGCATCTTGCACAAAGCCGGTATCAATAAATAGCTGATAGTTACCTGAGCCAACTACTGCAACGCCTGACATTATGCAATCTCAAACTGTGCCGGTCCAGCTGTGCGATTGTAGGCGCGCAGCGCATCAGTTACCGCTTGCCCCACTTCAGATTTTGTTGCTAGCTGGCTGTTGACATTAATAGTTACAGCGCTGCCATTGCGCCGAGCATCGAGCTCAGCGATGTTTGGCATCACTACGGGCGACACACTTGGCGCGCTAATCGCTTCAGTAAAGCTTGTGCTGATGCCTTTAACATCCGCAAAATTTATACCTTTGCGCGATAAGCGACTTTCAGCTGCAGCTAACGCTTCCTCAACCCCACGCAAATATGCTTTGGCATTTGATACGCCCGCACCATAAAACTTTTGTGCTGAGAGCTCACCTATGCGCTCGGCAATGGCTTGTGTTTGCTCTACAAGGGTGTTTGCCCGCAAAACATTTTCTGATGACGCTAAAAGCTCTTTGGCGATTGCTGAGCCGCTATCTATGCCAGCATCAATGACTTGTTGCAACGCATCTTGAGATAAACCCGCAGCAAGCAATTGCTCGACTAAATCACCAAATTCTTTTGTTTTGTCTGCCTGTTTTTGTAATGCACTAAAAAAGGTTGTGCCGGCATCCTCGCCGCCTTCCTCAAATGCTTTACCAAAATTAAGTGCATCTGTGATAACTTGTGCAACTGATCCGCTGAAACTATCAAACGCGCTTTGCGCTTTGTCCAGTTTGCTTTTAGCGTCATCGAGTGCCGCACCCATATATTCGCGCAATGCTTTGGCGGCTTCAGTTGTTTTTTCTGCAAGCTCTTTGGCTTTATCGGCTGCGCTACCTGCACCGCTGGCAACTTTTTTTGTTTCTTTTTCTGTTTCTGCCATGTATTCAGCAATTTTTGTGCCGCGAATATAATCAAGCGTAAAACCGAGCCTGCCCATGTCTTGAGCCGTGTTTTTTGCTGATGTGCCCAGCTCTGTGGTTGCAACCGCTGCAGCCTTGTTTTGGTTTTTAAACACAAGCATTGCGCCGCCAACCAAAACCAAACCTGCCGCAATACCTGCCGCAGCAACACCCGCTGTGCCAGCTGTAGCAACCGCAGCAAGTGATGCAGCGTTAGCAAAATTCAGTGCGGTAGCCACAACCGTTACCGCGTTAGCAAGCACCTGAGCAGCTTTATAAGCAACAAGTGCTGCAGCAACCGCAGCAATGGCAAGACCCACAGCTTCGATCACACCAACATGCTCGGCAGCCCAATTACCAAAACTAATTAATAATGGCAAAACAGCTTCAACAGCTGGCAGCAATGCTTTTCCAATGCTTTCTTTAGCTTCATCAAGTGCGACATTGAGCCGCCTAAACTGCCCTTCAGCTGTGCCGGCTGCAACTGCAGCTGACCCACCAAAAGTTTTGGTAAGTGTGCCCATCACCTGATCGAGCGTTGCACCCTCTTTAATTGCAACTTTTAATTCAGGGCTGAGTTTGGCTAAAGCTTTAGTGTTGCCCCCGTAGGCAAGCGCTAAGGCATCGCTCACGCTCTGCAAATCGGCAGAAGTGCTAGCGCTGATATCCATTGCCAGAGCAAGCGCTTTGTTTGCTTCTTGCAAATCTTTTGTGCCGCGCGTCAAACTTGCAAAAGCCGGGCGAAGCTCACTGTCCGAAACGCCGGTAGCCATTTGCATCGCCGCCACGCTCGCTTCCACCGCAGCGATCTGTCCTTCAGTTGCACCCACAACATTTTGCAAAGTTTTAGCTAACTGAGCTTGTGCGGCTTCATCCTCTATCGCAGCTTTTACCGATAACCCAGCTGCAGCCGTAAGCCCGGCAAGCGCAGCCACAGCCGGCAAAAAAGCCTTTTCCATAACAAACCCAGCTTTTTGGCTGTTCGTTTCAAGGCTCTTAAACTCGAGCGCCGCTTTTTCAAAACCTTTGCTATCAAGGCTCGAGATAATTGGGATGTTAATTGCCATAGCGCACCTGCAAATTTCTGTTTATTTTTTCCATAACCTTTTCGACAATTGCCAGCACTTCTTGCTCAACTGTTTCTTTGTGCATGTCCACAGCTGGATCAATAGCGCGTGGCTCTAAACCAACCTCAGCATTTAAATTTGTTACAAATATGCCTTTTGTGCGCCTACCGGCATGATCATAGATTGCGCCGGCAGCATCCTTTTGTTGGATCACCATCAACTGATAAGGCTTTGCCTTAAATAGCACATTGTGGCTTTCACGCGGGTTTGTCTCAGGATCAAACTTATCTTTAAAAGTAACAAGTCTTTGCCGCTGTGCAGCTGCACCAACTTTTACTTTGAAACCTGCGCGAACAGTGTTGTTATCCCAATACACATCACGCCCTTTTACAAGCTTTGATTTATACATGCCCGATAGCGGCGCACCGTTGCCTTCGCTGTTATCAAAGTTTTTAATCATGTCTCGAGCACTCACAATGATTTTTTGCCCAGCGTTAGCAATGTCTTTAGTTACCTGTCTGCGGTATTTCGGATCAAAGCTGTTTAGCTCAGCCAATGCTTCTTTGATGCCATGCACCTCTATGCGCGCTGTGTAAGCCATTATTTTGCCCGGCTTTGTCTGTTAAGGATCTCGATCACGGTGTTCACATCATCAATTTCAAATGTTTCAGCACCCCAAAACCCTGTTGCAACCAAGATTTCGGCAAGCGCATATCTTAAACTTCCTCGCCTACTTTTGGGATGTTCTGATCCACCACCTCAATGTTTCGCAGCTTGTCAATGTATAGATCAAGTGTGGCTGGCACAGTTACGCCCGCTTTTTGTGATGCTGTGTAACACATAAAAGCAAGATCCTCGACACCAATGCCGGATGCCATTTCGGATGCTTTGCGCCTATATTTTCTTTCCCATGCAACCACAGTTGCCAAATTGGTTTCAATGGTTTGCGTTGTGCCGTCAGTGAATACGGCTTTAAGCGTTAATTGCATTTTGTTTCCTTTCTCGGGCAAGGCTTCGCTCTTGCGGTCTTGCGTTTGTATTTCTCAGCGGCTTAAGCCGCGAGATCATGAAGTGGCTTTAGTAAGTGTGCCACCTGTGAAAGTCAGCGTAATTGTGCTGAGCTCACCCAAGCTGGCATTGATTGGTGTGTGGCTTGCAAGATACGCGCCTGTCAAAGTGTATTTCGGCGCGGTTGCACTTGGGGTTGCAAGTCCAGCTGCGGTTGGTGAAACTGTGATTGTTGTTTGGACACCAACCAAGCTATAAATGCTGGCTTCAGTTTCGCTTGCTGCATAGCTTTGAAACAGCTCAACTTCAAATGTGTTGTTCTGCAGCGATGTTACTGCCGAGCCACCAAACACCCGAGCGGTTTGCCCAAATGCGGTTGTTTCAAGTTGATCATAGGCAAATGTCAATGTTGCACTGGTTGCCTGATCTGTAAGATCAACCGAGTTAATTGTTAATGCCGGGTTCGAGAGATAAACGGTTGTCGCCATTTTGGGTTATTCCTTTTCTGTGTCTGTGTCTTTAGTTTTAGCAGATTTTTTTGAGCCTTGTGGGGATATGTGCCCGGCTTCAATTAGGTGTTCAATGTCGCCATCAATGTCTTTGGCATCGAGCTGATCGCCGCGTTTAAACCCTGCAAGCCTGTCGCTTGTAACAATGTATGTTGCCATATTTTACCTCTAAGCCGTTTGTGATTGCATGTTTACTGTTACATCATAGGCGGGATACTCTGCGCCGCCAATGATAGCTACCGTTGGTCTGCCATCAGTTATGCCCAAATTGGCTGCCAATAGTTTGCTCATCATGTTTAAAAGGTTTCGTTGTGCGTCAAGGTTGCCCGGTCCAAGCGTGATTAGGCGCACTGGAAAAGCCATTTTGACTATGTTGTAATTCCAGCCGGTAAAGCTGGGTGCATCTATAAAGGCGCATGGCGGGTTTGCGTTTCGCGGATCATTTACCACGCTGATGCCCAAAATTGCGCCAATACTTGTTGTGAGATTATCGAGCGCCACATTGAATAGATCTGTGTAGGCAACTGGCATTAGGCAACCGTTGCCCTATTCACACCTAACAACTGTTTGATCATCGGTGAAAGCCCGTTTGTGCCGCCTGCCGCCATGCCATCAAAGCTTGCAAAATCTGTTACTGCGCCGCGCTGCCTGTAAAGGTTGCCGCCATACATGATCGTGCCCAGCGTTACATCACCACTAGGCGAAGTTGTAAGGCTGTCAAAATAGCCTGCTTCTTGTCTGCGCCTATAACAAAATGCGTTTGCAGCTGCCGCGCATTGCGTCAAAAACGCTGTATCTGCTGCGGTTGCTGTGCCTATCCCTAACCAATCCTCGATGTTGCCGGCTGTAATCCATGTGCAAACTTGAGTGTAAGTAATTGACCCAACACTTATTGCTGTGCGTGTTACATCATCACCTACGCAAGCAAACAACACTTGATTAAGCAATGGCACATTTTCGTTAAATTGTAAAAAGCCATTGCTATCAATACCAATAAAAAGGTATTCAGGTAAATCAACTATTTGAAATGTGCCGTTAAATGGTGCGCCAACACTCGAAACAGTTATGTTTTGACCAACGGTAAAATCGTTGGTTTCAAGTGTTTGCAGCACAGCATAATTATCAATTAGCTGTTTGCTTGATGTGTTGTAAGTTGCCATGAGCGGTTTGCCCGCCTAAGGCTAAGCCTGTGTGATCTTGCGGATCATTGAGAAGTTTTCGCCCGCTGCAAAAGTTGCTGCGTAACCGAAAATGCTCATTGTCCTAGCCAATGTGGTTGGGCTTTCTACTGAAAGCAAGCCGCGATCCTGACGATAGATCTCAAATGCGTTTTGGTTCATGATGACCATTGTTTTGGCTGCAAAATTCTTATCTACAACAATTTGCAAACCAAGCGGGTTTTGACCTGACCAAGAAACTGCCGAGCCTGCGCCAAGCGAGTTTTGACCTTGTAAACCGGGTGCGCCGATTGCTGGAAATAGTGGGCGCTTGCTGTCATCTACAAGCTGTCCAATTTTGCCCCATGTTGCTGGATCAACAAACATATGCGTAGGCAAAAAGTTTGTTGCTGCCGAAACTGACACAGCGCAATCATAAATTGACTTCATCAGATCCTCGGGTGTGAGATCCCAAACACCATCCGATGATGCAGCTGCCAAAAGATTATCTGCAGCGTAATTGTCAATAGCCAAAAGATATTGTCCAGCGAGATCGCGTAACACAATTTGCATTGCTGCGGGATCACTGAAATCAATCAGTTGGTAGCTCATGTTGGCGCTGCCAGCGAAAGTTACTTTTGAAACCGTATTTGCTGCAATCACGGCTGTGGTTGCCGATACTGCTGCAAGCTCATTTGCTTGTTGTGCAACTGATGGATGCGTTGTCCATGTTGGGCGAATAAATGTTGATCCGCCACCACCATTTGGCATTGCTCGAGTGCCCAAAGCGTTAAGCACTGGGGCGATGTAATTAAGGCTTTCAAACACCGGTGCGAGAATTGGTGTTGGAATAATGCCGGGCATGTTTGAAACTACTTCATCACCTGCGGCAGCTTCGATTGGTGATTTGTGGTAATCGCGGTATGCCTGCCACACTCTGCCGGCTTGTGCTGCGATTTCGCCACCTGCATGCCATGCTGCAACAAATTCTGCAGCGTTTGGCAATCGTGGTTCGCGTTTTGGTTGTGCAAAAAGTTTGTCAGCGGTTGATTGTGCCGCTTCAGTAACACTTGTTGTTTTTGGGGTTTCAACTGTTTCGCTCATGTTGTTTTCATCCTTTGTTGTTTCTTGATTATTATTATTATCTAAACTTTCATCGGTTTGTGGGATACTCGCAGCCACCTTTGTTATTACTGCCCCCTCGAAAGCGCCTTGTGAAACAAGGCTGAGCTCTGACCATTGAGCCGCTTCAATGACCATAACGCCTTCATCGTCATATTTAAATTTGGTGGGTGTGATGCCAACCGATACTTCAGAAATTGTGCCATCTTTGACCATTTCCATCGCATCATCACCGAGCCGGGTGGCGCTGATCTTGGCTGTAAAGAGCATGCCTTCAGGTGTATCAACGCGCTCTGTTACTTGCCCAACGATTAAATCGCTTTGGTGTTGCATGTAGAGCTTTGGGTTTCTGCCTTCAACTGGTAGTGCGCCTTGCACAATTTTTACTTGAGTGCCATCGCTAACAGTTGCAACTTCGCCGTAAGTTACTGCAACGCCGCTGATTGTGCGGCGCGGCAAGCCCTCTGCCGCTGCCGCATCAACCGTGATCTGAGTGGGGGTTAATCTGATCATGTTCGTGAGCCTATCTCATTTTGGTTTGTGTTTTCTGTCATTTCGTTGGCTGGCTCATAATCGTTTTCAACATATTCTGCCGTGTTGAATTCAACATATGTTCCGCGCGGCAAATAAGCATCTTGGCTTAATGTGCTCGATATGCACTCGGCGTATGCTCGAGTGCCAAAAGACCAAAGATCTGCGCGGCTTTCTTTGCTGTTTTGGTAACTGTATGAACCAACGCTGATGCCCGCCAAGTAGGGCGGAATATTGGTGAGCCTGCAGAGATCAGCGGACTGATACTCGCTTGCTGCGATCAAAAGCATTTTGTCAGGCGATGTTGCTGTTTCTATGTAATGCACTTCAGGCGATAGCGCCGCTGTTTGGTTTGTTGCTCGAGCCGCATTAAAACTACTTGCCAACGCTGCCAGCTCATCAGGTGAAAGCGGCTCTGAGTTTGGTTGCACTTGCAATACGCCTGCCGGGATTGCTGAGCTTGCGTTTCTAAATCGTGCAGCTTCAAGTTTTACAGCTGTAGCAATAGCTTGCTCGCTCATATAAATAATGCCTTGAATTGGGCACAAAAATTGCACAACATCCTCATAGGGCACATATTGCCCCTGAAAATAAATCTCTTTTGATGGCGCATAAAACACCGGTCCAACTTGATCACGGGTTACAACAAGGTTCGCTGGTAGCCGCGTAAAGCTTGCTGGGTAGCCGTCAGCTGTGCGCGAAGTTATAAACCAAAACGCTCTACCACTAAAAAAAAGATCATCAACAGTCCAAGCAAGCGTAAATGTATTTGGCAAACTTGGATCAATTTTTTTTAGCCATGAGCGTGGTGCAATAAAAACTTTTTCCATTTTTTCTTCAACGCTGTTCCACACTTCGTTATACATCCGCAAATTCATGCAACTAATCGTGGTGCAATGCAAATCTCGAGCGCGGCTGATCGTGGGTTGGCTCATTGCTTTTTGTCTGCTCGCGGCTTCGTAATAGCTGTAATACTCGCCAATCATGCTTGTGTTGCTGTTTGAGCTAACTGAGTAACCGCCTGCAGCTGCAGCTTTTTTTGGTTGCTCGCTGATCATCGCTTTTTGATTATTGCGGTTAAAAATTCCCATGCGCTAAGTATGCCTCAAAAATGTTTTGCTGTTTGTGATAGGTGGCTGCCGCAGTAATCCGAGAAAGTTTCACTCGGCAGCCACCCGCAAATAATGTTAGCCGTTTGCGTAAATGATCGTGGGTTTGCCAACATTTGCCGGTTTGGAAACCATCGCTGTGGCGAACACTAAACAACGGGCAAGCTCAATTGGTCCGGGTGATCTGATTGATGACAAAGTAACCGCACCCTGATTTTTTACCGCTACCGCTCTTTCAACATGCTGTGCAAAAAGTGTTGATCCGTCATGCTGTATGCGTTTTTCTAAGATCGCGGCGCGGGTGGCGGCAGTCCAGCGTTGCAGCTCACGATTGCCAACCATTGATGAGCGGCGCGCAAACTTGGGTGGCAAACTCATTTCGAAAGCTGGGGTGATCAATAGGCGGGTTGTTTGGTCTTGGCATGCTTGCTCTACGGCTTGCCAGCAATCTTGCAAAGTGTCTTTAACAAACTCTAAACAAACTTGGATCTTGCCGGCGTTGTTCATTGCGGCGCGAACACCCACATAGCGGCTTTCATCTTGTGATTGCTCGATAGATAGCACCCCGCCTTTTGGCATTGGCTCTAATGTTTTGAGCTCATCCCAAATGCCCGGCTGAAGCCAGCCGTTAGCGCTAGCAGTCCAAAGGTTTACGCTTGAGCGCAGAAAAGCGTTTCTGTTTGGTTGCTGCGCTTCGCTTTCCAATACCGCGATGCTCAATGTGTGCCCTATCGCGGGGTTTGCCAACACCCATGCTTCAGCGCTCATTGGATCTATCGAGTTTGGTGGTGAGAATTCCGCAAAATATAGGCTGCCAGTTTTCTTTTCATCTATCGCCCGCAAACCTTGTTCACGCCAACGCAACATTTCTACTGAGCTTTGATCCCCGCTTGTGGAAGTCATCAACATAAGCGGGCTGCGCCTTGTTCGCATAGTTGGCATCAAACCAATAGAAACCGCGTCAGGCGACACCGCCCACAATTCATCAATAAACACTGCATCAGCTGTTAAACCGTGAAATGAGTTTGGGGTTGCAGCGCGCACAAGCCAGCGTGTGCCATCCGGCAAATTGGCTTCATTACGCCCAACCGCCCAAGTCAAAATTGCGCCAAACTTTTCCTCAAGAATTGGGGCAACAGTTTGAAACATCTCAATGGCAAGATCGAGCCGGTGGGCTGTAGTAATCACAGTTTGCGCTGCACCCCGCAATTTAGGCATCTCAGTAAGCCAAAACCCCAAACAGCTTTGCAACATAAGGCTCTTACCGTTTTGCCGGGCAACCGAAACAAGTGCCTGCCGGTGCAACAGATCGCCGCGCTCATCATGCGCCATAAACCCGCTAATCACATGCTTTTGCCAATCCATAAGCTCAACACCCAAATGCTCGAGCGCCCACAAACTAACACCATCCGCAAAAACTTTGCCATCACGACACACCCCAGTTTCAAGGCGTGGCATGTATGGCGCTGCATAACTATGCACTGAACAATCCTGACCAGTTAGCTCTAGTTTCGGCTGATTTGCTGTATTTAAGCCATTAAATAGGCTAGATGCTTTG